CGCTTAAACTAACTAAGACTAATTGATTGATCATGGCCACTGAATTCACTTGGAACATCGCTCAGATGGAGCGAGCCCTTTCTGACGGAATCGTCATGACTGTTCACTACACCATTGAAGCTTTTGATGGCGCTTATCGTTCGTCTGCATATGGTAGTCTCGGACTTGAAGCTCCCGATAAAGATGAAATGATTCCCTACGCGGATCTTACGCCCGAAATTGTCATTGATTGGGTGAAGGAAAAATTTGGCGAGGAGAAGGTGCAAGAAATTTGCGATGCTCTCCAGGCACAAATTGATCAGCAGAAAACTCCCACCACTGGCACTGGTCTGCCTTGGGCTAGCTAAGCTTTTATTTTCATCGTCCTTCCATGGCGGCAAAATCAAAGATTGGCATCAGTGGACAAAAGCTGTTTACGCCTGGCAAACCTAAAAAATCTGCCCAGGGACAAGGTAAAAACAGCAAACCGAGTCATGGACGCAAGAAAATGCGCGGACAAGGTAAATAAGCAAAGGGCCGAAAGGCCCTTTCTTTTTGCGCTTACAATACAAGAAAGACAAGATTATCATGGGCCAAATTATTGCTGGTGGTGAACAATTTGAAACTCATATTGAAGCGGATCATCGCGGGCAAATTTTAAAGACTGGTCCAGATAGTGGAATGTTTGATGCCTTTGGTAGGCAACGTTTTAGTCAACCATTCACGCTATTTGAAAGCATGATGCGTCATGCAAAACGAACAGATTTATGGGACGAACAAATTGCCGGAAGTGGTAGCGCTTCTTTTATTACAGCCGAAAGCTCTGTAGCCTTAGCCACCACCACTGCATCGGGAGACACTGTATTACGTAGAAGTCGTCGATACTTGCCTTACCAGCCAGGCAAAAGTCTTTTGATTATGGCTAGTTTTGTAGGCAACGAGCCGATTAATGGCCTTGTTCAAGAAGTGGGTTATTTTGACAACAATAATGGCGTTATTTTACGAGCAAATGGTACTTCCGTTCAATTTGTTATTCGCAGTTTGGCCAGTGGATCTGTTCAAGAAAATGTTATAAATCAAGGCCAATGGAATATTGATACTTTTGCCGATCTGGATTTCTCTGTTTCAAATATTTTTGTAGTAGACCTGGAATGGCTTGGTGTGGGGCGAGTTAGGGCTGGATTTGTTGTTGACGGTGAAATTCGCTATTGCCATGAATTTAATCATGCAAACATTATTGATAGTGTCTATATGAGTAGTGCCATTCTGCCGCTATCTTATCGCATTCATAATTCCACCTCCATCGCTTCGAGCGCTACGCTTAAACAAATTTGCTCCACTGTTATTAGTGAAGGAGGCTTTCAACCTACTGGTCCGATTTATATCACCGGAAGAGGAGCCAATAATTTTTCTGCAATCACTTCAGAAACAATGGTGGCGGCTATTCGCATGGTGAGCGGACGCACTGACAACGTAATTATCCCAGCTCAAGTGGACGTGAGTTTAGGAGGAAATCCAGCATCTAATGTAGTAGCACAATGGAGGCTTCGCCTAAATCCTACAATTAGTGGTGTGTGGACGGCGGCTACCAATGGAAGAGGAAATGTTGAAACTATGTCTAGTGGCACTTTTAGTGGCGGGACTATTATTGGCGGAGGATTGTCAGCTTCTCGTAGTGCCCTTGCATTTGAGACAGAAAGTGGACTTGCGTTGAGCTTAGGACGCAATATTGATGGTACTAGCGACGTGCTGATGCTAACCATTGAATGCAGTAGCTCAGAAAACGCTACTGGCCTCTTGGGTTGGAGAGAACTGGTGTAAGAGCTAAGCTAGTGGTCCATGCCTCCTTTTCATGGATTCCTTCAAGGATCAGTGGTACAAACAGCAGGTGGATCACATCTCAGACGCTCTTCAAGAGCTTCTCACTGATGATGATCCTTCCATTGCCGTCAAAGGGCTAAACGATGCCATTGCTAGCTGGGAAGATTATCACGAGAAAGAGCTTGCTAAATGGAAGCGCCTTAGGGCGCTTCTGCTAAATTAACCCTCCTGCCAGACCGAACAAAAGATTTTTCCTTTTTTGTAAAGAGGAAGAATCTTGTCACGAAGGTCAATATTTTTCAGGCGAATACATCCATGTGTAGGAACTAGGGGCTGATTAGGTGCCCATGCACCTGGCCAGCCATTAGCGCTACCACCGCCATGACACGCGATACCAGCTCTACCATTATTCCGCTCTTGACCCTCCAAGTCAATCATGTCGAAGGTGTACCAGCCATACGCCATTAGAGTGCGATCATATGCAGGCTTATCGCCTACACGCTCGTAGTCTTTATATACCTCTCCGAACACGTATACCCCCACGGGCGTGTCTGAATTAGTAATTTTCCATTCAAAGTCACTATATTGCCCGCGAGCAAGACAAGGGATTTCCCACAACAGCTTTCCTTCGTAGGAAAAAGCTTTCATGGTTTCCACTGCATCGTTCACAATCAAATGTGAATCGCCAGGTTTAAAGCCAAAGTCTTGAGGACGCTTCTTGGGGCCAATCATAGTAAATTGCGTGGTTTCTGGGGCATATTCTTTCATGAGTTTAGAAAGCTTTGCAGGATAATCGGGATCCGTTGCATAGCTTTGCTCTTTTAGCATGCGTGCTGCTGCATACCGATTTGGTGCATTGTTAACGCCCTTAAATTGACGATAGTCTTTATACCAACGCGTGACAAGATATTCAATGCAAGCAGCAAGGCTGGGAAAATCAATAAAACCCGCCTTAATTGTCACCCACTGACCGTCGTACCATTCTTGCGTGGTAGTAGTAGTGCCACTCCCTTTTAGGCCAAACGCATTCCATTGTCCAGAAAAATGCTTGCCAAAGCCACTCTCAAGCGCCCATTGAGCTGCCACTAACTCGGGAAATCGAGCCCCGACTCTTTTGGCGTGATCTTGAACTCCTTTCCATGTGTTGGGAATTTCCATGGCTAGATCCTCTATCTATAAAGTCTAGCTGTTATGATTTTTGTGGGTCCGCGTGATTGGCGTCACCGAACCCGTGGATCACTCGCCTAATCGAGCAACCATGGACATTATCGCAGAAGAATGGCGCCCAGTGCCAGGCGCTGAAGGTCGTTACGAAGTTAGCAATCTTGGGCGTGTCAAAAGCTTAAGACGAGTTGTCTCTTGTGGTATTCGGCAAGGGAAGCGGGCCTATCGGACTGTGCCAGAGAAAATATTAAAGCTTGGACTTGATCAAGACGGTTACGCGCAAGTCTTGATAGCACAAGCAGAGGGCGATAAATTTAAAAACACTAAAATTCACCAACTGGTGGCATTAGTGTTTCTTGGTCCTAAGCCAAAAGGCGAATGGGTTCTGCATGGCCCCAATGGAAAGAAAGATAATAGTGTTGGAAATTTGTATTATGGAACTCCTGCTCAAAATGTCCAAGACAAGTGGAGGGACGGCACTATAATTATTGGTGAAAAACATCACAAAGCCAAGCTAAAAGAGGCTGATGTTATTGAAATTCGCGAGTTGCACAAGCAAGGTTTAACGCAGAAAGAAATCGCGGCTCGCTATAGCGTAGGCGATACCGCGATTACAAAAATCATCAACAGAGAAAACTGGAAATGGCTTTAGTTTTTCAGCCCTTCACGCGAAACACAGCCTTAAGGCCAGTCAGAATCAGTTGCAGGATATTGTTTTCTTTATAAGGAGTACGCTCGATAATTTGATCGGCAGCAGCAACAAGAATGCCACCAACTACGAACCATTCGACACCGCTCATGGCTTTCTCCTAGGAGATTTTCTTATAGCCTAGCGTTCAATCTCAAGACTGCGCACCCTTGTTTCAATGTCACTCATCTTATCTGTTAAAGCACTAAGCTTTTCCGTAATGCTTTCAATTTGCACTGCCACTTTAGCTTGTTGATTACCAACAGTAATAAGCATGGCTCCAGTGGAAAGAAGCATGCCAGCCGTGATAGTGGCCACAAAATTGGCCATGCCTTCTTTAAAAGAATCCATTGGAGAAGTCCTTCAACTTTTATATTAGCCAATGCGCACTATTCTCTAAAGGCCCGTTAGATTATTTCCAGAAAAAGTAAATAGTGCCATGCCAAGAGCGAATGGTCCCGATGAGCTGCTTTATTCTCTCATTGAACTTCGCCCTGGAGACGCAAGACGTAGGTTTCGCAAGAGTATTTTTGAGGACTATCCGCTGCGAGGACCACTTGGGCAATGTGCCTGTGCATATTGTGGGCGATGGGATCAAAAGCTGACTATTGATCACATTGTGCCAA